CCTCTAAAAGAATCTAACGTAATCGTGCGCTCTGCGGCACTATTGATGATAAAAATCTTAGATTGGTCATCCTCGGTGATTGCGTAATTAGTTGTGATAATTTCAGGGGGAATAACCGTATCTAATTTTGCTGCTACAGCTTCTAATCCATGACCAGCTAATGCCGCAGCTGTTGCTTGAGATGTGCCAGCGCCCTGCTCTATAATTGCCCAAACACCGCCTGCATCTAAACTGTATTCAATTAGCTGAAACCACCACGTAGTTCCTGCAACAATGTTTTGCAAAAGGGTTCCTGCATTATCAAAAACATCAAATTCCTCTGTAGAAGCATCAACATTTCTTAAATAAATATTCATTCCCAAACTAACTTCATTAGCGTTAGGTAAACTGATGCTGCAATTTGTGGCTGTTACGGTAAAGTTATTAGCGGCAGCGCAAACATCTGTGGCTGTTGTGTAGGGGGTTGGCCACACAAGATCAATGTGTTGATCTTCAGTATCTAGTATGTAACTAGCTGAACTTACATAAGCAGTTTGGACAGCTCCATAATTAATTGATTGAACAGTCATAAAATTCCTTAATGATTATTAGTAGTAAAGCCCACATAAATTCTCTCTTTGTCTTCATTGCTGACTTCTTGCATTGCGGTTTGGTAATATTCTTTCCAAACCCCTACTCGTTCGTCGTCTTTTAAATAAGAAGCTGTCTCAAACAAACATGCATAGGTAAGCACTTGAGGGATGGTAGCGGTTAAGGTGTTGGTGCCCGTGGTCTCATCTAAAAGGGGAGGAAGCGCGTAATACGCAAATTCATACGGATAATCTTGATCAGGTGTTGGAACGATTTTGATAGAATTAAAATCATAATCTGCAAAATATTTAGGTTGTTCTACCTTTGAGGAATCAGGCCAATACATATCGCAATATTCATTGCTGCGGAACTGAAGAATAACTTTTCCAGAATCAGTTAAAATATTGAAATAATTGCTTTGTAACCAATTTCCAGGTTTTGAAAACACTTCAACACCCGCGGTTAAAGAACCTGTTACAAATTGCTTTATGTTAAGAATCTTTAGATCCTTACAAACACGTTGCTGACCAAAAAGAATAAATAAGGGAATGCTACTTAAAAAACGCGCATCTTGACGTTCTACGTACTTTTTTATTTCTTCTGTTAACGTTTCGTAGGTAAGAACAAAGGCCATTTTATATTAGCCACCTTGTCTAACCGAGTAATTAAAGTTTATGCCTTTCCATGCACTTCCTGTTTGCGCTCCAAAGTAATATTTATACCCTGCTATGAATACGGGTTGTCGAATGGTGTATGTGCCATCCCCATTTAAAACGTTCATTGAATTTAAAATAAATTGAAAAAAAGAGCCATTTATGGCGCCATTGCTGTTAAACAAAACAGTAACTGCCAATGTATATTGATAAACATCACTAGAGTTATAGACGCGTAAAAACCCATTTCCTATGCAAACGGTACCAGCATTAATAGATGATATATAAGAAGATGGTATGTTTCCTGAAGCGTCAACAGGATATAAAATATAGTCTCCTCCTGAATCACAAACTAAAGCCGGAGTGCTAGAAGCGCTTCCCAGAGAAACAAAAACTTGACTTCCTATTCGTTCATAAAGAATGTCTAGTGCATAGGTTGCCCCTGGATTTCCTTGGGACACGAAACGTAAGTTGTACGTTGAGTTACCTGCTCGATAATAAGATAAAGAATCAGTGTTTCCTGCTTGAGAAGTATTGGGAAATGTTAACGTTCCAGGAACTCTAAAACTGGAAGGAATGCTAAGCGTTGTGTTTCCGCTGACAGTGCTCGCTGTGATCTGATTGGCTGTTCCTGTAATGCTACTGATACCAGCAGCTCCACTGGTAGCAGATGTAACCCTTCCAAAACCATCCACTGTTACAGTTGAATTGGTATACGTGCCCGCAGTAACGCCACTTGCCGGCATTTGCACATTAATAGTCCCCGCTGTGGTCACAGGTGACCCACTAACAGTTAAAGAACCATTTGTGGAGCTTAAACCAACAGAGGTGACCGTACCGTTTCCACCGCTTCCAGAAGATGCTGCGGTTACACGACCATAATCGTCTAGAGTTACTTGTGGATTTGTGTAAGTTCCAGCTACTCCAAAAGAAGGGAGATTTACATCTATTACGCCCGTTGAAGTGACGGGATTTGTTCCGCCAAGTGTTAATGTGTTTGTTGAAGATTCCAAGCCAACAGAGGTGACCGTTCCCTCTCCAGCAGCACCTACAGCTACTCCGTAATTGATAACCAATCGGCTATTGCCTGGGTCAGCGGTAACTGAACAGGTAGCAGCGCCTGATCCAGTGAAATGAAGTTCTGGATAGGCTCCTACTGAACTTCCGCCATTAGCACTTGCTTTGACCAACTGAACAGTTCGTCCCGTTACCACACCTAAGGTAGGCTGACCCCCTAATCCATCTGCATTAGAAATAGAAATCGTCCCATCACTTTGAAGGGTTGTTGTTGTAAATGTTGTGTTAAGAGCGTTGTAAACAGCTATCCCAGAACTATTTAATTGAACAATCGAATCTAATCCCAAAGTTGGTGAAATCAATACATTTCCAGATGAGCCACCTGATTGAATTTCTAAACCAGGGGTTGCGGTTAAAACCTGTCCATTTGGAAGGTCTAAAGGCTCGCTTGCCAATAATACATAGGAAGAAGTAGAGGGGGCGTTTGCCATTTCAACACAATAAAAAAAACCATACATTAATAATAAATGATTTTCTTTATTTAGTCTTTACTTATGTATACTTAAATATATTTAATAACCCTCTATAATGATAATTCCATTATCTAGTGAACCTGCACCAATAGTATTTCCACCAGAAGGAGGGTTAATTTTATCACGTGCTTAAGATATAAATATTTTTTTAAACTATATTTGTTCTTGTAAATGTTAATAACATATTAAATTTTGAAGATAAACCATTATCAGCAACAAAATATATTCTCATATCAAGTGGTAAATTACTTGACTCAGTATTATATAATGTAGCTAAATCAACATAGTCTGTCCAATTAATAGGTAAATAAGGGCCATTACCAGCATTATATCCATAATCTTTCTTATTAATGGAGAATGGAGTATTATCATTATAAGTAATTGGGGTATAAATATTTCCTTGAGTATCTATGAAATCAATATAAATACCCATTCCTTTATCATCAATAGTCGTCATTTGATACATATTAAAAGCAAAATCTATTTTCCAATTAGTTGAAGTTAAAGGAATAACCATTGGAGATATTGATACGAATTGTTGCGGTATACCGAAACTAGTTTGATAAATCAATTCAAAACTTTGATTGCCTAATGTATAATTAAATCTATCTGTTGTTTGTCTTGTAAAGCAAATAGGCATAGCATAAGTATAAGAATTAACATTAGGAGCATCTAAATTAATATTGTCTAATAAATTAGATTTTAATGTAATATTTATATCACTCTCTAAATCTAAACCGCTAGTATTTTTGACAAGAGGGCAACTTAAAGAATTTGAAATAGTAGCATCAACTACAAGATCAGAACTTATTGTAACTGGACCACTAAATGTTTGTGCATTTTTAATATTAGCCATTTTAATTATTTATCCTTGATAGCAAATTAATTTTTCGCTATAAGAAAAGAGCTTGAGGGCACTGTTCTTATAACAGTTAAGAAGGGGTCTTTCTTTTTCGAAAAGAAAAACCTCTTAATTTTGTTAAGATCTAACGGTTGTAGTGTAACGATCTCTCCAGTTAATGGTTGTTGCAGCTATTCCAGTCACCTGAATCAACGCATTCGTACCACTGACTACAATGTCAAATGTTCCTGTGGAATCTGCGTTGACGATTGGCAAAGATGTGCCAACAATCGTTAAAGTGCCACCATCGTTTTTAACGACAGCTGAAACAGTTCCGCCTGTTACATCGCTATTGTCTGCGCTTTGACCAATAATAGATGCGTTAATAGTAGCCGCTGTATCAGTTGCAATAGCGATTGTTGAAAGCGCTGTTGGTGTAGCATCAGTTGTTTGAACTGTATCACTTGGTTCAGAACCGCCATAATTTGCATCACCATACGCTTTTGTTACAACATCTTGAGCTGCTACTGGATCTCCCACATTCGAAAGAATAGTTGCGCCACCATTGAAAGAGCCCGCTCCACCAAGAGTGATTGCTCCATTTAAAGCTAATGCGTTAGAAATTGTATTTGAGCTTCCTGATAATGTGATATTATTAGAAAAACTCTGATTGTTTTTAATTACTGCCATTTTGATTTTCCTTTGTTAATGACCTGAGGTTGCCAATGAGTAATACCCAAACCATTGAATGCTTGTTGCAGCTATTCCAGTCACTTTGATTTCAACATCAGTACCGTTTACAACGGCATCAACATTTAAATCTTCGTCCGTTTCTCCGCCGCTAACCCAAGGATCAGTTGTGAAAGAAACAACTCCTGCTTGATTGTTGGCAATAATGCTAAAATTATAACCAACGCTCTTTGAAGGAGCAGCTGAACCACCAGAACCTGCTAAAAATCCTGAAATAAACACACTTTTATCGGTAGGAATTGCTATTGTTGCGGCCGCTGTTGGTGTGTCATCTGTTGTATCAATATCAATTGCAACAACAGGCAAACTTGCGCCATCTGATGCCGCAGTTACACGACCATAATCATCAACCGTGATATTAGCGCTCGTATAGCTTCCGGCAGTTACTCCAGTTACTGGAAGATCTACTTGAATGTCCCCACTTGTTGTAATAGGTGTGTTTGCTATGCTTAAAGTGCTATTTGGAGAAATAAGCCCTACAGATGTAACTGTGCCCGCTCCTGCAGTTGGAGAATTATAGTTAACAAGAATTCTGTTATTAGCTGGATCTGCTGTTACTGAACACGCAGAACCTCCAGTTCCAGTGAAATGAAGTTCTGGATAAGCCCCTACAGATGTACCTGAGTTAGCACTCGCTTTGATTAATTGAACGGTTGTTTGTGGCACTACTCCAAACATAGGGTCGCCACCACTGCCCACCGGATTGTTCACATAAATAGAGCTATCATGGGTTAAAACAACAGGTACTAATTGTTTATTAGTGGCATTAAATACAAGCAATCCAGAAGTAGCTAAGTTTTGAAGGGAAGATAAAGCACCGGTTGATGTAATCGTTGCTGTTCCGCCAGAACCCCCAGAATTTAATTGAATACCATTGGTTGCTGTTAAACGCTGACTGTTAGGTAGCGCGCTGTCTGACGACATTAACAGGTAACTTGATGTAGAAGGTGCGTCAGCCATAAAAGGTCTCCTTAATGATAAACAATGCTTAAATTTATGAAATTATTTGCTACTAACGGCCCGCTTGTTTCATTTTGTAGGAGCACTGGAATAGTCAAGGGCTCTGAAACATTTCCTTCGAGTTGCAACCCCAAAGAAAACCCACCCGTCGTTCTGTTGTTGGCGTAAAATTCAGTTAAAATATTCGGTATATATACTATAATACTACCAAGTAAAGCCCCAGTAAAATTAATTGTGTCATTATTTAACTGTTCTTCGGTTAAAAGAATAGAACCGGACGCTCCTTCTAAATCAACTGTGACTGATGTGGTTTGCGTGTCATAAACAATAGGGTCTGGTCTGGCATGATCAAGAGGAACCGGATCTAGCTTAATAATGGGAATTAAATTTTGAGGATTGGGCTTATCCTGGTATTTTGGATTGACATAAAATCCTGTCCAATACAATCCCATTCCGGCATATTCATATTGTTTCACCATCATCTGATGCTGAACCATTAAACCGCTGTAATCGCACACCCCAAGCCCTCTAGGCTTAGAACGCATCTGACGGGTATATTTTCCTTTAGCGCCTATTCTCATGGCCGTAACCATGCAAAATCAGGATTAATAGAAAGAGGTGCGTTTGATTGATTGGTAACAGCTGCCTGTTGATAAGCTTCTTCTTTTCTTTTCTCTAATTGTAAGACTTTGTCTAATGAAACATTAAAGAAAGGTTTTTCGCTTAGCCTAAACGCTACGTCAGCGACCAATGCATCCAAAAATCTACGAGGAACATCAAACTGTTCAAACAGGTACACAACATCTTGATGGTAGAAATACCCTGTATAGAGCAGTGCTGTGTACTGCATATTCGATTGCGAACCAGGAACAGGCCACAAAGTAATTGTTGGGTTAATTTGCTGGTTAAAGAAATAAGAAGTAGAAACATAGTTAGCGATTTGTTTGTTGGCTAACTGCATCCATTGGGTATAAGACAACGCGCCCAAAGCACGATCACCTTGCCCTTGAGACTGAGGTTGAGAAAAATATAACTGCTCAATAGCAAGAGTAGCGCCTGAAGTTTCTAAAATACGCCAATAACGCGCATTCAAAGAATTAGTTATAACAATCCACCCAACTTGATTTTGATTGTAATTAATCAATTCAGGGGAATTAAGAGTCAGCCAATTTGCTCCATCAAAAGAATATTGAACTGCTATTTTATAGATAGAGTCGTTATTTAAAGGTTGAATCCCTACATAAGTAACTGAATACTCAGCATCGCTGCCGTAATCATATCCAATATATCCATCCGCATCTAAAAGCGTGCATCCACTAGTGGTATTAGGGTCAAAAACATTTGCTGCTGAACCGCTGGCAACCGCTGAAGAAATTGCAGCGCCTCCGGTATTTAATCGTTGTGGCTGAATCGCTATAACATCAACGATATTTGTTAAGGTGGTAGGTAGTTGATAAGTAGCTTGTCCGTTATAAAGACTTACCATTTGACGCTTGCGCATCCATGGAATAGGAATGTTTCCCATCCAAGCACTTAAAGTTAAGTTTGCAGAAAAAATAGCTTCTTCAGCATAAGGTTGTGAAATTCTATTGGCTTCTATTCCAATACGAGCAAAAATCTCTCGGAAAAATTGATCAATCTGAGTGGTAATGCCAAATTTGTTTGAGTTGCTTGTGGCCATTCACTGCTTTTACCTTCCTGAGCCTCGGTGATGAAAACTCCTTAAGGTTTGAGCTAGGTGTGCTCTGCGTGCAATTTTAGGATTATGGCTGTGCTCTGCTCGTTTTAATTTTTTTAAAGGGATTTTTTGACCCTCAGGTATACCTAAATCTCGATGAAGTGAACCAGGCTTTTTAATGGCGTCTTCAATCCAATTTTTCTTACTCATTACTTAATACCTTGTTGCAAGAAGGTGAAAATTAATGAATTAGCTGTAAGAGGATCTGTTTCTTCAACAGAAAGCCATAAAGATGCAATGGGAAAGTTTAATTGAGTAATTTGACTGGTAGTAGCACCTGTCATACCAGCTACCACAGGAAATGCAGGAATTTCTCCTCCAATAAAAGGAGATAGATTTCCAGCATTAGCGCTTGGATAAGAGGGTTTATTTAAGCTTTGGTAAGCACTGTACTCAATACTAGAAGTGCCAAGAACCTGAACCGAACAAGATGCATACCATGCACGACGGTCATAATCAGGAAAGACATATGTTGTTATTCCAGTGAAACCTAAACCAGCACTAACATTTGTAACAGCACCATCGGTTGAAATACTATCGACTCTTTTAAAAATAACAGCAGTCTCAACATTGTTATTATCAGGACCAGCAATAGTATATGAAATCGGGCCAAAAACACTGGTGGGATTGCCATTAGCATCTACTGCTGCCCCTATTCCCGTTACTGTAAAATTAACCCCTGATAAATCATCAGGGCTCGTAATTAATACGGTTCTTGCTATATTGTTTGGGTTTACGCCGCCCATATAGTATGGACCTTTAGGCATCGTTTGAGGGCCTACCGGATAAGCTAACGTATTTTGTGGACCCACATTTGTTGTGATAACTAAATCACCTGCTCCTGCTAAATCTTGCAGAGGTGCTATAACATTGTTATTTCCAACAGCGGGTTGCCACAAAATTATCGTTGCTAAACTCATTATGCAGGTGTCCCTGTATAATATTGTTTCACACCTACCTGATCATCGATTGTAAGCGGGCTGCGCAGTTGAAGATCTGTGCTAGATGATCCGCCACCAGGTAGCTGAGCATCTGCTTGTTGATCAACAAAAGCATCAAATCCATCGATAAACGCACCAAAATGTAGTTGTTTTAACCCATTAGCTGGTGTTGAAGGGGTATAGGTGCCTCTTACATCGCCTGTATATGCTGTAGCTATTCTTTCATCTGCAGGCGCAAATGTTCCCAAAGGAGTAGCAAAATCAGCTTTTGGCATATTAAGAGGGAAAATCACCCAGTTAAATGTGGATGTGTCTAAGTTGGCTAAAGCGTTAGCGTTAGTTTTTGATTGAACAGTAAAGCTCGTGCCAGCAACTCTATTGGTAACATCTAACCAAGCTCCTTGAGTGCCATCTGGCGTATTGTAGCACATCAAAATAACGCTAGCAGCTTCAATGCTAGATGTGTTAATGGTTGCAGTACCTGCAGCAAGCGTTCCTGTTCCTTGAGTCAATCCTTGAACATTTGAAAGAATTGTCCAATTAACCGTAGAAGTGTCTAGAGCGCTTGATGAATTAATCACAAAACCAACAGGTCCCACTTCGGGGTCCGCATTAATACTAGCAGCCGAAACAGAAAGAACACCTGGTGTTCCAGCAATTGTTCCATAGCTTACCAATATCACACTTGAGGCTGTAACATCGTTAGTGCTAACAAATACTGTTCCAGCAACCATATTAGCACTTGTGCCGCTTACCCAATCTTGCGGCATAATTGCCCATTCAGCACTAGAGGTTTCTGTTGCCGCTGTTGAAGTTATAGTAAAGCTTACCTGAGGTTTAATATTGCTAATGCGCCACGCGCCATGTGCTGTTCCAAAAGTCGCCACATTTGTATGAATAATACTATTTGCATTAACATTTGTTGAAGCAATGGCAAGTTCACCCGCTTGCATAAATCTGACACCACTAAGCCCCGCCAAAGCATCTGTATTACCAGATACATAAGGAGGATTAGTAATCAACCAATTCACCGCACCTGTTTCTGCATCATTTGTGGTAATTTCAAAAGAAGTATTGTTAATGATGGCTGAAACAGGCACAGTAATAGTGCCAGCTGTTCCTACCAGATTGCTTCTTGATACTTGAATGTTGCTACCTTTAACTACCGCTCCAGTAGTAACAACAGTGCTTCCTCCTGATGTAAGAGTTGTCGTACCCATAGTAGGTTGACGCGTTACATCTTCTTCAGAAGTAGACATATCAGATGCATCACCCCAGTTGATGAAAGAAATATCACCAACGGAATTTAGTTTGTAGGGCAATCCAAATGTATCAGTGGTTTGAACCTGAATATTGGCTGTACCACTAGCACCGTTAGAATAAACACCAGTAATTGTATAGAAAGCTTTCAAAAAGCTATAATTACCTACTGCATTTGCAATAACGGAAGCCTGCAAAGGAACGCCATAAAAATCCGTTCCAAAAAGTGTAAATGTAACATCTGCACCTATGTTGTTATCTAAAACAGATAACTGAGGTACGCGTGGCCAATCACACTGAACGATAGTCTGTCCATTATTTGCAATCGCTGAAGAAGTTACATATCCATCCCCAGAAAGATTTAAATATCCAGCACCAGTAATTGATATTGGCGCATTGTATCCTGCAATGTTTCCAGCAGCGCTGGGACCTCTAGGAATAATGTTATAGGTTCCTACAGATGACAGAAGTAAGCCCTGTCCCCATTGCTGGTACGAATACGGTGTAAGACGCGAATTTGGCCCGGTCCCAGACACAATGGTACGTGTAAGAACGGGTCCTACACGCAATCCATCATCAAATTCAGTACCCAAAGGAAAATTTGAATTTGTTAAATATGCATTAAATGCCATTATATTCTCCTATTGAGCAGATGAACCTTGAACACCAAATACGCCGCGCCAGTTAGAGCACCCAAAACTGTAACGCTCAACCGCTCTAATCGTGGTGTTGTCAGTCAACGGATCCATGATAAAGTCAATATCAAGGTTGCTTCTTTGATACATTTTAAATGACGGAGATTCGTCCGTGATGATGAACCAGTTATATGGATTGGTTAGGAATGGGTTAACAATCATGCCACCTGGCAAATATTTGCCATGAGATATTGCATTGATATCGTTGTTCCCTGTTCCTGTTCTAAACGCAGAATTTAAAATGCGACTTGCCTGGAATTGCAAACGAGTTGGCACCAATATAGACTCTGGATTTAAGTTAATGTTTAAACCTGCTTGGCTTAACCATTGCTTAATGAGTGTAATAGCTTCTTCAATCGCTGATTCTGTTAAACCAACCTGATTGTCAAATGTATTAGCAAGCGTTCCAGTATCAATAGGTTGCTGCGTAGAGCATAAAGGCTGTCCATTTGAAACTTGAGACTGTTGATTAAATGCATTGTTAAATTGATACATTGAGTTTATATTGCGAAGAGTCGATAATGAGTTTCGTAATTGAAGCGCAATCTGTGGGAATTCACTCTCATACAGGTTATCTTCAATCATGCCTCTGCTCAAACTCACCCCAATTCCATAAAATTGATGAAAATAACTGGTGGTGTATGCTTGTTGGACGCTTCCCATCGCAACAGGTGCACCGTCTTGCTTTATTTTTCCAAGACCAAGACCCTGCATTTCCACGTCATACT